CTTTTTTAATACCATCTTTAGCATCTTTATTTTTACCTAAATTTTTTGGCTTAGACTTTATTTTAAAGTCGCCTTCTTGCTTTACTTCTGTTGACATAATATAATATAATTAAATAAATAAAAGGTTTATTCAGGTCCTAACGAATCTAAATTAAACCCACCTAACTCATCATTACCTTCTGACTCGAAGTTAATAGGTAATAAATCATTTTTTCTTTGGTCAATCATTTCTGATTGCTGTGTTCCCTGTATTCTTGTTCTTTGATCTTTACGATCTTCTATTTCTTTTTCTCTATTTGCTTCAACACCTGCCCTGGCTTTTGCTAATTCCATTTGATAATTAAACTCCTCAGCCATAAGCTCTCTTTTTATTTGAGCTTCTGTTTGAAGTCTTTGTATTTCAAATTGAGACTTTGCTTGCTCTAGGTTTACTTTTTCTTGAGTGAGAGCTTGTTGCTTTTGAACTTCCGCCATTGCAGAGGCTTCTGAAGATTGAGCATTTGCTTGAGCTTGAGCTTGAATGTTTTGTTGAGCAGCTTCTTGTTTTTGCTTTTGTCTTTGTGTTTGTCTTAATTTTAGATATTGATTTGCTAACTTAATATTATTAACTTCTCTAATATCTATAGCGTCAGACAACTCTATCAATCCAGCTTTTAAAGCAACTTGTACATTTTGTTCTAATTGAGCTTTTTCTTCCTCTTCAGGCTCTAATTCTAAATAAATACCAAAATCATGAATCTGTAAGTTTATTAATTCATTTAAAGTGTTTGTATTAAAAGTACTTATAGAATTCATTAAAGCTTGTTGAGTAAGAGGATAATTTATTAAATCAGCAGCTTTTAAACTAATATTCTCGCAAGTTCTTAATCCTATATATAATAATGAGTCTAATAAATGTCTTGTGGCAGTGTTTGAAGTATTTGCTGCTAATTTTTGTAAACCAACTAAAGCGTCTTTATTTGGCATACTACCATCTCTAGCTTCGTTAAGTCCTGTAACATCACGTATCATTTGTAAATAATACTGATATGTTCCTATTAAGCTTTGAATTTTAGCTTGACCTGATGAAGATGTTAATTCTGAAACAGGTACTTTACCTGGGTTCATACCACCCTCTTGAGTAAGTGATCTACCAACTATAGAACCTGTTTGGAAATACATATTTAAAGCTTCAGCTGGGTTGTAATTTGTTCCGTTACCTAAATCAACTTCTGCTAAACCATCCATATCTAAGAAAACACCATCAGGAACTAACCTAGACATTACTTGTTGTAACTTGAGATGAGTTAGCTGTATCATATCAGCAAATCCAGTTATTTTACCAACTAATGACTCAATACGACCTTTGTAAATTCTTGGTGCCGAAATACAATAGTTCATTTTAACTCTTGTTGTATCAGCAGTTGGTCTAGTCATATTTTCAGCAAGCTTCCACTCTAACATATAGTTATTGCCTAAAACCTTTGCTCCTGTATATAATACTTCAATTGTTCTAGTTACAACATCAAAATTTTCGTTTGGTGGTGGATTAAAACCGTCAGGCTTTATTAAAGCTTTTTCAAGACCTTGATCTGTTTTCTTTATTTTAAATACTTGGTTATGATATGTCTTGTATTCAAAATACATTACTTGTACTGTATTCTCGTCATAATTACCCCAACCTGTTATATATTGAGAGTTACCAGGCATTTTTTGTATTTTAATCAACTCTTCTTCTGGAATATCAGGATATTGCTTTTTTAATTCAGGTATTGTAATAGACTTAACCTCACCTACATAGTATATATCTTCAAAATTAGGATTTTCTGTATAAGAATAAACCATATAAGAAGGATCTACATAATCAATAGTAATTCCTTCTGTTTTATTAAATTGAGTTTTGCAAGCGGCAATTCCTAAAACAGTTAAATCATAAGCTAATCTTTTCTTTGTTTCATTATATTTATTTAATGATAAAACATTATTTATAACTTCTTCTTCTGCAATTTCTACTTGCTGTTTAAAACTCATTTGCATGTAAAGATCTAGTTCTTCTTGACTAGCTGGTAAATCTTGAGGATTAGACGTGTTAAAAAGATCTACACCAAGATTATTTTTAAAATCATTTAATACTTGTTTAGCATTTATATCTCTAGCTACAGCTTCTGCGTATTTGCTTTTTTCTTGTGTAGAATATGGGTCTTGTGCAACCGTGCTTATTTGATAACCCTTATCTGACATACCATTTACAACGATGTCAACAAACTTTGATATAACATTAACAGGCTTCCAGTCTAAATTTAAATAAGATAAATCACCATTTATAGACATTTCATCTTTGTACTTAGCTATTGATTGCTCTCCTCTTGCATATAATCTTAATTGATGAAAATTGCTATAAGCTTGAGCGTACCTGTTTCCTGATCTTCCTTCTTGAAACCATTCTCCTTCAATAGCTCTACCTACTTGTATACCGTAGTCTAAGCTTGCTTTTTCTTCATTGCTAACCACTTGGCTAGGAAAAGAGCTATTTGTGTTAGTTTCGATTCTCATTTATTTAAGTATTTTTGAAATGTTTCCACTATTGTTATATCTTTTAATCCCTAAATCTATAGACTTGCGTTCTTTTTTTGCAACAGGTATATATCTATTCTTATTACAAGCCATTAAAGCTAATCCAGAACTTATTGATGCGTCATGCTTTGTTCTGTTATTAACATTAAACTTAGCCCAATCATTTAAGGTTCTTTGAAAATACATATCTCCGTATCCAGTTTCCAGTATACCAACATGTGTATTTATATATGTTTCTATAGCAGCTGCGTGAGCTTGCTTAATATCTTCGCTGGTATTTGGTATACCACCTATTTCTCTTTCCGTGGCTGATAGTTTGTTCCAAACTTTATCTGGCCTATTCATTGAGTAACCTCTATAACCTCTTCTTTTAAAATGATATAAAAGTCTTGGTTTGTTATTCTCTGCTAATATAGGCATACCGTAAAAAACACAAGCCATTAAAACGTCTTCAAAGAATATTTCTGCAGTTTGTGGTCTAGCTATGTATTCTAAAAAAAACTGATTAGGTGGTGCATCTTCCATACTAAACTTAGTAAGACCGTGTAAAGCACCATTAGAACCTCTACCATCTACAGTTCCTGATATGTCATAGCTGTCACAACCAAAAGCTCCCATGTGCTCATTACCAGGATGTTTGCTACCGTTTTTTACAATTACTCTATTTTGCAAATGTATAGGTGGCACCCATGATATGTTAAACCTTCCATCTTTGTTAGGCACAAAAATTACTCTTGTGTCTTGAGTAGCGTTTTCCCACTGAAAGCTTCCAACTGTTACAAGTGACTTATTGTTTAAGTCTACATTGTAATCTATTTGCTCGTATATTTTAGTTAGGTTAAACAAAGACTCTTTTGCCTCATCTCTAAAAGCGTGTTCTTCTGTTCTTGGAAACTGCCTATAATATTCGTTTAACCCGTCTTGATCTTGCTTTAATCCTTCTACTTCATTATTCCAGTGATCTATAACACCTTGTGTTATTTTATCACCAAAGTTATCATCAACTGGCTCTTCTGGTGTGTCAAATACTGGATGACCATATTTATCTATAAAACCTTCATAGTTCCACTCCATTGGTATAAACAAAGAATACAAGCCTGAGCTTGTTTGACCATTAGCGTTTCTTTTTTCTACATCTGAGTTGTAGTATATCTTTTTGAAGTTTTCACCTCCTTTATCTAAAGAGTTTGATGTTGAACCCATCATACACTTACCTATTATTCTGCTACCTAATCTTAAACACGTTTTAGTAATTCTCCAGTTGTTAAGTATGTTAGTAGGCTTTTCCCATTTACCTGATTCATCGTGAACTAAAAGCTTTAGCTTTTCACCATCATAAGAGTTATCACCTGTGTTTTTCCAGTCTATGGTTGTATCAAGTCCGGATATTTCCTTAAGCTTTTCGTTATTGTCCAGTTTTTTTCTTGTGAACTTTGTCGCTGGTACTCTATAAGCCAGTTCTGTTTTTGGCCGATCCATTCCATCTTGTATTGGTTTAAAAAAGAACGGGTAGTTAACTGATATTGGAACAACTTTATCAGTGAACATCTTTTTAGCGTCTGGTCCTGACTTTGATAATATACCAAATCTTGAGTCTGTCGATATTGTTGCAGCGTTGACTGTTTCACCTGATGCCATAAATGAGAATCCACTCCGTCTATTTTTAAGGTAGCACATGCCATAGCTTCTTCTATCGGCCCTACAAGCTTCCCAGAATATGTAGAACAATCTGTTCGATTCACGAAAATTGGGGTGGCCAACGTCAATCTTACTCCATTGCAAGTACATATAGTGAGTGCCAGTAATATATGTAGGCTTATCTTTGTTAATAAACCAAAAGCCTTCTTCGCGTTTTTTAAATTCATCATCTATGTAACCGTACCATTTTTCTTTAAACTCGCTAGGATATTCTTCCCAGTCAAATACAGATTTTATTTTGCTTAACTCTTTAGGATATTCTGAGTATTCCCAGGTATTACCATCAAAAACATGAGGTTTTTCTTCTTTTGGTAAAGCTATTTTCAAACCTTGTATCTCGTATATTTCACCGATCTTACCTGTTTTACTTATTATAACTACGTCATGTTCTTCATTGTAACCGTACTCCCACTTAGCATACCTATTAGTTCTTTTTAAAACCTTAGGTTTTATATAGTTATCTAGTATTTTATATAAAGTTTGCTGATACATTACTTAGATCTTCCTTCAGCAAAGCCTTTAAAAGTTTTTTCTTTTGCTACTTCTTTAGGCTTATCGTTTAACATATCTTCTTCTTCTTGTATTCTTGTAAGAATTTCAAAAGCATCAAATATTGCTAACTTTTTTGTAGCGGCAGCGTTTTTAAGTCTGTCAGCTGATATATCGTCTCCTGAGTCAACAATCTTTTCTTGCGCTACCTTTATTAATTCTTCAACCGCTTTTTGCCCAGCTCGGATTATACTCAATTTCGTTTCCTTGTTGCTCATACTTAATTACAATATCATTTGATTTCATACAATATAATCGCTCTCCGTCTATGAAAAATTCATACTCACCATCTGGCGTGTAACCAATCATATCTCCTGGAGTGATTTTAAGAGCTTCTAAGGAACTATTACCGTATTTTAATATACCAATAAGCTCGCGTTCTTTATCTAACGTTAGATCATTGTCACTTAAAAGTGGTTTTACAAAACATCTATTGTTAAACGTGTTCCAATTTTTTTTGTTTTTGTACATATAGATCTGGTCCATTGCAACAAAATATAGGTTTTGTGTAAACTTTGATCTACTTGTTTTTTGCTTACCTCTTATATCTCTAAATGTTCTAAAAACATTGTGGTGTATTACTATAGTATCACCTTCAGATATTTGTGTTTTATAAGCAAGTGGTGTTGAAATAACTTTAGCCATATTACTAACTGCTCTAAAATTATCTAAATCAGCATTAGTTACAAGGCTTTTGTCACCCACTTTTATTTCATTATTGTATTGAGTGTTTAATGGCTCTACAATAAAATCAAACAAGCTTTTCATTTAGTATTCTAAGTCATACTCTATTGACACAGCCATATTGCAGTTAAACTTCTTCCAAGGTATTACCTCATCTCTTTTTTTGATGTGTATACTATATGAATCGCTTTTCTCGTCATGTAGTATATGGGAGATTTCGTGTCCCCCATATACCTGTTGACCAACTGCGTAGTGCATTGCATCGTTTTTATAATCAGAACCTATACTTATTTTTCTGATTACATTAGTCATTATCTTCCTCAGGAATTAGCTCGTAAGATCCATCTTTTAAATCGATGTTAACCTTACCGTATTTTTCTTCAAGTTCCTTTTTAATAACTTCCATTTGCTCAGACTCTTTAGCGAACATTGTTACTAGGTCTGCCTTACGCAGCTCGCCAGCACCAATCTCTCCTTGGATCTGTACCATTTTGTTATTAAGCTCAGTAACTTGCTTAAGCTCTTCCGGGGTTATTTTGCTATTTTCTTCCATTTTATTTAATTTAATTGTTTTCATTTGTTTTTATTATTACCTATATTTTTACCTTTTTCCCACGTTCTACCAACAAAGTACGCACCGTACACGGTTACTAGTAGTGATTGAAAGATAGGTATATAAGTCGGTTCTATTGTAAAACCACCTATGTTACCATCAAAGAAAGCACACAATGTAAAGATAACTGTTAAATACACAATAATCAATGGTCTTATGTTTTTTGATAAAAAGCTATCAGACTTCATATCAGACTCCCATCTTTTGGTAACTTGTTGTTGAGCTTCACTATCTGCTTTTAAAAGTATTTCTTTAATAGCTTTTTGAGCATTTAGCTTTTCTTCTTTTGATGTTGTTAAGTTATCTAGCACTTCGCCAACTTGCTTGACTACGCCACCACTTAACAACTGTAATAACTTACTCATTTTGTTTTTTTATATGCTTCTTTCTCCCAAGGCAAAGTCTTAGATCCTTCTACCATAGTAGACCTAGGATATTTTTTACCTTTCCAATAAACGTAGTTATTATCATAATCAAGATCTCCTCGTTCCATTTGGTCGATGTGAACCATCTCGTGATCTATAACTTTTTGTTTATCTAGTGGAGATAAGTTTTTGTTTATTAAAATAGTTCCATTATTATTAGCTTCTCCCATTACACCTTTTTCAAGATTTCTCTCGTATATAGGCGTATTGCAAGTGCAAATAGGTGAATCCATTTTAAAAGCCATATTACTTCTTCTTATAAAGTTTAGCTGGAGACTTCATCATTTTAAGAGCAGAGTGCTTAGACATCCAAGATCCACCCATTTTCATTGGAGACTCACCAGCCATTTTCATTGGAGATTTACCAGCCATTTTAGCAGGAGACTTCATCATTTTAGCAGCAGCTCTTTCGTCTACTGGCATATCCATCATAAGGTCTTTTTTCTCTTTAGCAGCTGACTCTAGCTTCATTGGAGACTTCATCATTTTGCCAGGTGCATCATGACGCTCGTTTTCTAAATAATGTAATCTAGCAGAAGGCTTTAAGTTTTTGTCATAAGCCATTTTCATATCGTATTTACGCGCTTTGTTCATTTTGTTTATTGTTATTGTTATTGTTTACCATTTAACCTTATCAGCCCAGTAAGCCGCAGACATTTTGCCTTTAGCTATGTTTTTTCTGTGACGGGCCTTAAAGGATTTTCTTTTAGCTTTCATTTTAGCAGACTCTCCAGACTTCGGCTTGCCAGCAGTGCTAGCACCTTGTTCGCCAAAGCGTATAATTTTTTCTTTACCATTAGCACACGCTTTTACAACGTGAGACTTCTTAGGATGTGAAGGTGTTTTCTTTGGCTTATTACAAGCCATGTTTTTCTTTACTAATTTTACTGACATAATATTATTTATTCACCACAGGGTTTACCTGTTTTAACATTTACCCAATTCTCTTTTTCAAACCAGTCTCTAAGTGTAGCACCTTTTTTCCTAGCGCCTTTAACATTAGTAGAACTTGATCTTTTATATTTACCAGATCTACCGGCAGATTCTTTTGCTCTTACAACTTTATCTTTTTGAGCTTTGCTCATGCCTCTAACCTTAGCTAGTGGTAAACATACTTTTTTGGTGCCTCCACCTTTTACTTTACTTTTTGCCATCACCTAATCTATTCATTGCTTTATTTCTAGCACATTTCATCTTAGCTGCATAGCTAGGGTTTTTTTGCCTATTAAAAACAATTTGCTGGTTTAAACTACCAACAATTGCTTTTTTGTTACCCTTACGTGACTTAATTAACCAAGTAGCCAAATCACCGCAGCTAAGTTTTTTAAATCTACCTTTTGCATCGGCGTATTTACTGTCTTTCCACTCGGGTCTTTTTTCAGCCATTTTGTTGTTGTTTTATAAAGCTAGCCATTTCTAAACCTAGCTCTTTACCTTTTGTTGAATCTGATTTGTAATGTGCTTTAGCTATATTTCTACTATCAGATATATCTTTTGCTTTCTTATTAAGTTCTTTAGCTTTTTCTGGATATTTTGTTTTTAACATTTCTGCAACTAAGTAACCTTGAGTTGAGTGTCCAGAAGGATATGATGGTGTTTTCATAGAGTCTAACTCTATATCTTTTAATTTAATGTCAAAGTTTTTTGCTAAAACTTTTGGCCTTGGTCTGTTATAGTATTTTTTTAAACTTACTATTATGGGTCTAGAAGAATCTAACAACTCTTGTATATACTTTTTGTTTTCTTTACCTACTACACCTACAAAAACCTTTGTAACGTCATCGTTATCTTTTACAAACTTTTTATTTTCAGGAAGTTTATCTATTTGCTTTATCTCTTTAAATGTCTCTAATGAATTTGATTTAGGTAGTTTATCTTTTTTGAACTTACTATAGTCAAAGTTTTTTAATAAAGACATTATCTACATTTATGCATGTTAATAAACCAATTAGCTAGCTGAACATCTCTTTTAGTAGCTTTGTTTCTTGATTTTAATCTATCAACTTTATTACAAGTAACATCACCACCATATAGTTTGTTTATTCTAGCTTTTAAAGTACCGCGATATGCTCCACCGCGCTTTTTCACTTTTTCTTTTTTTTACCACCGAAGTTACTAGGTCCACCAGCTTTAGTACACTGTACACCCCAGCCAGAAGCATAAGCACTAGGCCATACTTTAAACTTACGTTTTGCGGCTGCTTTACAGCTATCAGATATTTTAGCATATAAAGGTGACTTATTCATTTTACTTTTGAGCTTTTGCAGTTATTGGTCCAGCTGAGTAATCAACCTTAGCCAACTTAAGCTTCATTCCAGTAATACCAGAACTACTTCCTTTTCCATGGTTACGACCTTCTTGACTAAGTGGTCCATCCCATATAACGTTTTGTCCAACGTTTCCTTGAGAGTTGTAATCTTCTTTTGCCATTTTTATTTATTTATTTATTATTTTTTGTAAGAACAACTTTTACGCATAGCTATAGGCGTGCTGTTCATAATATCTTCTTCAGACAAACCTCTATTAGGCATTGACATTGCTCTATCATACTCTGTACCATACACTTGCATAGCGCTTGCTTGAGCCTGTGGAGAGAAACTTCCAGGCATAGGCGTGTTCAAACCTTGAATAGTTTGATTTTGCATAGTGCTAATAGGTTGTCTCATATCGACTGGAGATGCTTCAATAGCATCTTTTAAATGTTGTGGTAGTAGAACTTGATCACCTACTAGCGCTTTATCTAATGGAGAGCTTTTCATAATTATCTTGTTTTATCTTTATTAACGTTATATATAGCCTCAGTCAAAACTTTATCAGTGTATGAGTTACCAGCTATTAATTTATTTCTTCTTTCACTTGTAGGGATATCATCATCACCTAGCATTATTCGATACATCCTAGATATCAGCTGTTTACATTTAAATGAAACCTCATAAATATTATATTTTTGAGTTGTGCGATTACGGTTTCTCCAAACAATAATCCATCCTTGTTTTAAAAGCCTGTTCCATCTTCTATTATCCCAACTATATGAGTATGTACCTGTTTTAAAATCCTGCTTGGTGAAATGTCTCATGCAGTCAAAATAAATAAGTAACTCTAAATCAGCGTCTGACAAGTCATTGTTTTTGCAGGCCCATTTACGTATTATACGATAATGTTTTAGCAAGTTCATATCCTTGATATTTCTTGCTTCTAGCTTTCTCATAAAACAACGACCACGTCTTGCAATTTAATGACGTGATAAGAATCTTTACCTATTTCTATTAAGTGACCAGCATGTCTATCATAAAATATTGTATCATCAACTTTGACTCCTACAACCTCATCTCCTATGTTTAATACTATAGCCTCTAAATATCTTACGTCTTCTTTGTGTGCTTCAGCAAGAAGTAAACCACCTTTTGTTTTGGTGGTTCCTTCTTTTACTCTTTTTATGATTATGTTTTTACCTATTGCTTTCATTAATTCGTAAGTTATTAATTACACAATCGGTTGATAATATTGTTGTCGCTACTGACGTTGCATTTTTAAGTGCGCTTTTAGTAACAAGCAAAGGATCAATAATACCTGACTTAATCATATTTACCATTTTTCCTGTAACCACATTTAAGCCTTTTCCTTTACCGGATATTGGAGTAGTTAAAACTATACCCGCATTACTTAATATTGTCTTAAATGGCGCCTTAACAGCCTCTAGGAGGATCTCTTCACCAATTGACAACGGCTTAATGTTATCAGCTGCATTTAATAATGCAATACCGCCACCAGAAACTATACCTTCTTTAATAGCGGCTTTAGTTGCGCAAATAGCATCTTCTACTCTATCTGACTTTTCTTGAAGTTCTATATCTGAATCAGCACCTACTTTAACTACTGCTACTTTAGCGGATAGACGAGCTAATCGCTTTTCTAGTCTTATTACTTGTCCAGGTGCTTTTTCTTTATTTATTTCCTTCTTTAGTTTTACAATTACCTGATCAATCTCTTCTTTGTTTTGATTGACTTGGATTATTGTTTCTGTGTCATTAGTAACACTTTTTACGCATGTGCCTAAGAAATCAGGAGATATTAAATCCATATCATCACCTAGGTCTTCATTTATAACTTTAGCTCCGGTTAGTAAAGCTAAGTCATCTAAGGTGTCTTTTTTATTAACACCGTATGTTGGGGCATTAATCACGTTCACCTTTATATTGCCTTTAGTTTTGTTCATCGCAAGTGCAGCCAAAACGGGTTGCTCTAGGTCAGCTATGATTAATAAAGCCTTATTGCTTTTTATTACATACTCGAGAATCGATTGGATCTGTCTTACGCTTTCTACAGGAGAGTCGACCAACATTACTAAAGGGTTTTCTAGTTCAGCAGTTTTTGAATCACGATTAGTAATGAAGTTTGAGTTAGTCAATCCCTTTTCATATTGAACACCTTCTACAACTTCTACTTTAGTTTCTGAAGAAGCTGTTGGCTCCATCATAACAACACCGGTTTCTCCGACTGCTCTAAATGCATCACCAATAATTTTTCCAAGTTCTGGATCGTTATTAGTAGATATTGTTGCTACTGAATCTATCATATCTCCAGTAACCTTTATTGAGTTCTTTTCTAAATAAGCTATTACTTTTGCAACAGCTCTGTCTACACCCATTTTTAAATCTCTATAGCTTAAGTTTTTATCTTCTATAGAATACGCTTGTTCTAATATTGCGTGAGCTAATACAGTAGCTGTGGTTGTTCCATCTCCAGCTTCTTTAACTGTTTTCTTAGCTGCTTCTTTTAATAGTGTAGCACCCATATTTTCAACTGGGTCTAGTAAAGTAATTGTTTCTGCAACAGTTACTCCATCTTTTGTGATAACGGGGTTTCCACTACCGTCTTCTAAGATCACACATTTACCGCTAGCACCTAGTGTGGAGCTAACGGCATTTGTGAGTTTTTCTATTCCTTTAAATACACTAACTCTAGCATCCTCGCCAAAGTTAAGATTCTTGACAATTTTGTCTGACATTTGATTTGATTTAATTTAA